CAGACCCTGAATGATCCCGCACAACTTTGCATACTCGGCAATGTCCTTGAGCGAACCTTGCGAGATGAACTGTTCCATTTCTTTGCGCTCTTCCAAGAACTTGTCTTGGAGGTACTGGAGCGTTTGGTCCATCGTTACTCCTTAGCTTTGGGTTGCGGCTTATCAGCCTGTTGTTTCATTTGCGCTTTGTTTTTGGCGATGTCAATTCCCATACGAACACCCTCGCGCTCATCTTCACGTTGAGCAGCATCTTTCGCCTTTGCTACCTCGATACCAAGCTTCGTACCTTCCAGCTCATGCTTGGCGTTAATTTCCATTTCCTTGATTCTGATCTCGTCAGCCTTAGCAGCGGCGTCCAGTTTGTCTTTCATAGCTTTGCGCTGAACTTCTTGTGCTTTGATCTGAAGCTCTTGCTGCTGCATCTGAATGAGCGGGTCTTGAGCTTGCTGTGCGGCCTGCTGCTGTTGAGCCTCGGCCATGTCCTTCTGGAGCAGTTTTGCAGCTGCCTGAGCAGCCAGTTGTGACAGCTGAACCTCCATTTCAGGCGGCAGCGTGTGGTCTTCTTCCGGCGTGGACATCGGTGGCAGCGCAGCGCCGAGCATCTTCTCGATCTCTTTGCGGTACTGGAACGCCACGTGCTCCATGATGTGAGCCTGTGCAGCAGCCATAAGTGCCTGCGCCCCGGGGTTCTGACCCATGATTTGCGCTAGTTTCGGGTCTCTCATTGCCGCCATGTGTACGCCAAGGTGCGCTTCGTGATCCTGATGCAGGAACGCCTTGACCGGCTTGCCGCGCATGATGTCCATGTTTTCGGTCACGGGATCTACCGGCTTCATGTCGTCTTGCATCGGTACGATCTTGGCTGCGTTCTTCACACCCAGCGTCTCGATCATCTGGCGGTGCAGCACAGGCAGGTCGTATATCTGGGGTGCGGTCTGCGACAACTGAAGCACGGCTTGGTACTGCACCACCCGCTGGCTCATGGTCGAAGCGTTCGGATCGGACACCGGCAGGATGTCCAGATGGTCGTAATCGGACTTTTTGGACTTTTTGGACCCTACTTCCGGCTCATAGCTGTACTCGTCCGGCGTGTTGTCCCGAATGATCGCCGCCAGCAGCCTGAACTCTTGCTTCATCGTGTAGTAGATGCGAGCCTGAACCGCACTCATCACCTTCAACATGCGCTCCAACACGGCCAGTGTCGTACCAACTGGAGACTGCGCCGAGGTATCACTGATCTTCAGGTCGGCAACCGCAGCGAAGCGACGGCCATCTTCAACGATCTTGTCCATCAACTGCACCAAAACCTGACTCGGCTCCTTGTACGGCAGCGGCAGGATGTTGTCGCGCATGGCTCCAGACGGAATGTCCACGTCACGCCACTCACCCGGACCAATCGGCGTGTCATCACCCTTGATCCGCATGCCACGGGTCTTCAGGCCACCGGGCAGGTTTGACAGCGTTCCCGCATCCACCAGCTGGCGCATCAGGGACGTAGCAGCTTGCGCATGCCCACCGATCAGGTGAATCAGGCCGAATGAGTAGAACCCGAAGCCCGGGATGTATCCATAGTGTACGAAGTGCTGGCGCTTCTGTTTGCGCTTGTCGTCCTCCAGCCAGTTACGGCGTACGGACAGCACGTTCATCGTGCCCTTCTCGATGGTGACGATGTAGGGCAGTGCTATACCGGTCGGCTCGCCGTCCTTGTCCTTGTCCTCATACCCTTCCAGATCAAGGTCGACGTGCATCTCCAACAGCTGGAACCGGTCGTCCATCGTGGCGGACAACCCGGTCTCTTTGTTCTTTTGCTGCTCAACCTCGTCCATCGTGCGGACTGGGTCACCAAGGTCGATGTCGCGGTAAAAGCCAGCAACTTGGAGTTTCCTCAGCTCGTTCTTGGTCTTGCGCATGCGGTGGGTAACCCGCTCTGCGTCCTCAAGATTCTTTGCGCCGTACGGCACAACGATGTCCTCGGCAGTGATAAACACCGCCGTCTGACGGTCAAGGCTGGGGTCAAAGTAGATTTTCTTGAAGGCATTACCTGACAGGCACAGGCTGATCAGCATGCGCTCATGCTCGGGGCGGTACTCACGCATCACCTCGGTCAGCTCATAGTTCATGTCATCCGCAACCCGAACCGCCGCCTCCTTCTTCTCAGGCGTCTCTTTGCCGATGATCTGCGCCTTGACCGGACCCATAGCTGGGAAGGTCTCCATGATGGTCTCGGACTGGAACTTGACCGCACTCTCCATCAGGATGGGGTGGTACACGCCACACGCGCCCGACCACGGCTCGGTACGCTCTTCGTAGTCCAGACCCAGCAGCTTCAGACCCTTGACGTAGGTGTTGAGCCAGTCTTTACGTGAGCCGATGTCCGTGTCGTAGTCACCCAGCAGGTCTGAGGCTAGCGTTGACAGCACCCGCTCGTCCATCTCCTCGGCCAAGTTCTTGTCGAACTCTTCGTCTTCACCCGGTTTAATGTCGATCTCAAGTCCATCCATCTTGATGCCAACAGACTCCGGGTCTTCGATTTCGATCTCGATGTCCGGCTCGTCTGTGAGTGACTCCAACCCTTGCGGCGCTTGGTACAGTGCTTTATCGACTGCCATGATGTGTCCTTATTTAAATTTCGGGCCGGTAAGCCACAGCGTGGCGGTGTGCCGTGCACCTTGCGTAACAGGGGCTACCCTGTGTGAAATGAATGACGGGAAGGCAATGATGCTGCCTTTCTTCAACTCGGGGTAGAAGACCTCGGAATTCAACCGAAGCTCAAACTCCCCGCCTGTAAATTCTTCCGGGTTATTCAACAGGCAAACGACCGTGACCTTCCGATCCAACGGCAAATCGGACAACACCATCGTGTCAATGTGCCAATTAAAGTGGTGACCTTTACTATACGACGCCAACTGTATCTGTTCATACCCGCTGATGTCTAGGTCCCACCCTTCCTGTTCGTTAGCCAACAGCCCGACATGAGACAGCATTCCTGCAAACCAATGATCCCGAGGCGCAAAGCCCACTGCACAGTGCCGGTGCTCGTAGCTCACGTGCATATCTGCCGCCAGCCGCCCCTCTTCTTTAGGCGCTGCATCCAACGACACCCGTGCTGCGTCGCACACTGACGGCGGAATACTACCCATCTGGTACACGTTCATCAGTAGTACCCCGCGTTGCGGCGAGACTTAAACAGCTTGATCTCATCCGGCTCGTCAGTCGGCAACCGGATAAACCCCCCGCTTCTGAAGCGCATCAGCGCCATCGTGGTGGAGTCGACCAAGTCATCATGTGTAGCAAACGGAAAGCTAGCGATCTCCTCGACCAGCTCTTCAGCCCAGCGCGTCTCGGGAACCCAAACCAGCCCAGACTTAATGATATCTGCAACTGAATTCAACCGTGCAAACTTGTCCCCCGTGCCACGGTGCGGAGTGTACTCCTGCACCATCATGCCCGTGCGCCGCAGCTCTTGGTACAGCGGTGTGCCGTTAGACTTCTTCTCGACGATGAAGCTGTCCGGCTCCCAGTACTTATACTCGGCGAAGGCCAGCTCCTTTAACTCCGGGAACTCCACCCGTTTCTTGAGCGAGTTGAGCAAGATCAAGTTGTGTGAGTTGGTCTCCTCGTTGAAGAACACTCCCCATACCGTAATGGCGGTGAAGTCGGCGCGGTTATTCTTCTCGGCAGCGGCATCAAGGGACATGATGATGAACTCGCACTCCGGAGCCTTCTCATGTTTCCACATCTGCCACCACTCACGCTTGACCAGCGCGGCTTCTTCGGCGGTGGGCTGCTGCTGATACTGCGAATTCCACTGAAACAGCGGCATTGAGGCTTTGGTCTTGTACAGCACCTCAAGTGGCATCCATTCTGGCCACAGTGCCTTCTCAACAACCTCTTCGTCGTCGTTTTCCGAGGTCAAAATCGCCGGAAACTCCACGATTTCGTACTGATCTGCCATTTCATTCTGGGTCATGTCGCGTGTCACGCGCCCAGTCAGGTCATCCATGTGCCAACGGGTCTGCACGATGGCTACACGCCCTCCCGGCATCAAACGTGTCCGTGCGCCGTAGGTAAACCACTCGTATGCCCGGTCATAAACCTCAAAATTACC